CTTCTGTAGCAGTATCTGTTGGCGAAGTAGGCGCGCAGGTTCTGTTGACCGATATGGCTTCTTATGGCGCTGGTAACCCAGCCGTCGAGCTTGGCACTGTTCTTGGTAACGCTATCGCTACTAAGATGGATCAAGACTTGCTTGCTTTGTTCTCTGGCTTTACTGCTGCCTTTGGAGCTGCTGGTCAAGAGATCACTGTTGCTGATCTGTTTAAGGCTGCCGCTACTTTGCGTGCCAATAAGGTAACAGGCGTAATTAACGCTGTTGTTCACCCTTATCAGGCATACGCTTTGAAAGCTAACCTGACTAACACTTTCGCTAACCCGAATGGTGGTGACTCTCAGAACGAAGCAATGCGTAACGGCTATGTCGGTACTATCGCTGGCATCAACGTCTATGAGTCTGCCAATGTTTCTATTGATGGTGCTGGCGATTCTATTGGTGCAGTATTTGCCCCAGAAGCAATCGCAATTGCAATCAAGAAGGACTTCGGTATTGAAGCCGAGCGTGACGCATCTTTGCGCGCATTCGAGCTGAACGCTACTGCCGTTTACGGTGTTGGTGAGCTGGACGATAGCTTCGGTGTCAAGATGACTTTTGACTCCGTACTTTAAGTAATAGATTCCCTGCCCCTTTCGGGGGGTGGGGTTTTACTGAGGTATAACATGGCATTTTCAACAGATGCAGACTTGATGCAGTTGGTTCCAGATATTCTAAATCTAGGTATTGATTTCTTTGATCAGGAACACCCAAAGGCGCAAGCAGATATTGAGCGTGAAATCAGAAACCGCTGGTGGGAAAAGCGCGGTATTTCTGGTGAGCTAAAACCCGAATACTTAACTGATTCGCAGTGGACTAAAACCGCCGCGTATTTGGTTCTATGGAAGTACGCATTGCCCCAGCTTACAAACTGGGTGGATGGCGACCGATTCCAAAACATGATTGGCTTTTATAAGTCACGTTACGCTGAAGAGCTTGAGGCTGTATTTCAAGACGGCGTTGAATACGATGATGACAACAGCGGCACTATTGACGAAGACGAAAAAACCCCTATCAATCACGGTCGGTTAGTTCGTTAATGGAAATAAAGATAAGCTCAAACGCCCGAGACATTGCCAAGCGTGTAGGCAAGAAAGGCAAAGAGCTATCAGATAGTGTAAGGCGTGCGTTATCCCGTACAGCTCAGGCTGGCGTTAATATTATTGAGGATCGTACCGCTGAAGGAAAAGGTATTGACGGGGCTTTCCGAAAGTATAGCCCTAGCTACCAGAAAGCAAAAAGCTCAGGCTGGCCAAAAACAGATAAGCGTAGAGGTTTTGGCGGTGATTCAACCGGCATAGTAAACCTGTCGGTACATGGAACAATGCTTGGCTCTATGACTACCAGAGCTAATGGAAAGCAGGCGGAGATATTCTTCACTCGAGCAACAGAAGCTAAGAAGGCAGAAAGAAACAATAAGACGCGCCCTTTCTTTGGGTTTAATCGGAAAGAAGAAAAACGGCTAGGCCAAGTATTCTTTAGGAATTTAAAATGAGCATCAGAGAAAAGATAGCTGAAAATCTAGTTGCAACGCTACAAGGCATTATTCAGCCAGTGAACATTAAGTACGTTACTAGAGAGCCGTTTGATTTCCAGAAGCTTTCTAACGCTCAGTATCCGGCAATCCTAGTAAGGAGCGCAGGCGAAGAGCGTGGAGATTCAAGCATCGGCGGGTCTATTACTCAGCGCATGGGTAATATTGATTATGATCTGATCTGCTACGTTAAAGGCGCGGTGATTGATGCTGCCCGAAATGATATAATCGAAGCAATCGAAGAGGGTCTTGATGTAGACCGTTCTAGGGGCGGTAATGCCCTTGATACGCAAATAACACGCATCGAGATAGACGAAGGTTCTATAGACCCTATTGGTGGGGTTATAATGACAATTCGCGTTTTGTACCAATACACTCGCGGCACAACTTAAATTAATTAAAGAGGTATTATCATGGCGACTAAAACAGGCGCATCTGGTGTTGTAAAGCTTCAAGTAGCGGGTACGACTGTAGCCGTTGTTGGTGAAGTACGTTCTTACACGTTTGAAGGTTCAGCAGACACTATTGAAGATTCTGTTATGGGTGACGTTTCACGCACCTATAAGCAAGGATTGTCAACTAACACTGTATCACTTGAGGTCTATTGGGATGAAGCAGACGCACAGCAGCTTATTCTCGACGAGCGCACTTCTGTTGATTTTGAAATCTATCCTACTGGCACTGGCACCGGCGAGACTTTCTTTTCTGGTACTGGTATTGTCACTTCACGCTCTATTACTGGCGCGTTTGATGGTATGGTAGAAGCAAGCTTTTCAATCCAATGCAGCGGAGCAGTAACCGAAGCACAAGCTTAATTAACTAAAGGGGATAAACCATGGGATTAGCTAAAGAGTTAAGAAGCAGAAGAAAGTTAGAGGCTCGTGAAGTATTGGTGCCTGAATGGGGTGACGATTCTGGAGCGTTTAAGCTGTATTGCAGAAGTATTACTTGCTACGACTTAGACCAGTTACAGAAGAAGCACCCCGACTTTTTAAGTAACACCACCATCGGCTCTATGGTCGATTTGATCTGTATGAAGGCAGAAGACGAAGGCGGCAACAAGCTGTTCGGGTCTGCTGAAGATCGCATGGATTTGATGGGCGAAGAAACTGCCGTTATCTCTGACATTGCGAATCAGATGTTTGCTCAGATTGAGTCTGTCGAGGTGGCAGCAAAAAACTAAAAGCCGATTCGTTTAGGGTGAATTTACTATCCTTGGCTGATCGGCTTCACCTAACAATTGCAGAGGCAGAAGCAATGCCGGTTAATCATTTCTATGAATGGCTGGCTTACTTTCAACTGATGAGTGAGTCCGATGGCTGAAAATGTAAAGATTGTAATTAGCGCGCTAGATAATACCAAAAAGGCTTTTGGCGGTGTTACTAACGGTTTAAAAGCGGTCGCAAAGGCAGCGTTCAGTATGAAGACGGCATTGATTGCCGCTGCTGGTGTTGCAGCCGTTGGTTACCTAATTAAGCAATCTTTGACTGCCGTGGATTCTCTCAAGAAAACTGCGGATAAGATAGGCACCACCACAGAAGCATTAAGCAAACTTCAATATGCAGCAGAACTAACTGGTGTATCTGTTGAAACAGTTAACATGGCTTCTCAGCGATTCACTAGAAGATTGGCGGAAGCTGCCAAAGGTACTGGCGAAGCAAAAGCAGCTCTTCAAGAATTAAATATAAACGCTGAAGAACTAAAGAAGAAAAGCCTAGATGAGCAAATGCTTATTTTGTCTGACGCTTTTGGTGAAGTAGAAAGCTCTGCCGATAAAGTGCGTTTAGCCATGAAGCTGTTTGACTCTGAGGGTGTTAGCTTAGTTAACACTTTGGCAGAGGGCAGGAACGGCTTAATTGCAATGTTTAAAGAGGCAGAGACTCTTGGCGTTGTTATGTCTGCCCGCGCAGCATCTGGCATTGAAGACGCAAATGACGCTTTAACCAAGCTAAGTTCACTGTTTAGAGGTATTCGCGACCAAATTACTGGCGCGCTTGCACCAACAATAGTTTATTTAACCACTCTAATAAAAGATAAACTCCTAGAAGCCATCACAAAAGCTGGCGGCTCAATAGAGCAGTTTGCAAATACTTTTATAAAGAAGGCAATTGTTGCTTTTGGTAACTTTGTTATCGGCATATCAAAGGCTATACAGGGAATTATTACTTTCGCAAACACCGTTGCGTTTATGGTTGGTAAGGTTAAGGCTTACTTTGACGAAACCTCAGTGGCTATCGAAAATACTTTTGGCTTTGCGGTTTCAGACAAGATCAGGAAAGCTGGAGAGCAGATCGTATTTTTTGGTGAAAACTCTGGCTTTGCATTCGGTGAGATTAATAAGCTAGCTTCAGGGATAGAAAACCTTAACGCAAAAGCAACTTGGTTTAGCGAGATACTTAAAGATATAAAGCTCGGCTTTAAAGATTGGAGCGATGCAATCCCAACCACTACCGCCAATATTAAGTCACTTACTAATCAGGGTTTAAATGGCCTTACTGACGCGCTGACGGCTGGCATCACTGGTGCGGCTAACTTTGCTGATGCCATGAAGTCTATGGCTAAGAGTGTAGTTGATAGCCTGATCAAGATGCTGATTCAAAAGTATATTGTT